ATTAAAAAAAGCTTTTGATTTTGTAATGGGGAACCCTGATAAATTTGTTAGTGATATGTTTGATCCAATGACACAGGTAAAAAAATTAGTTGGAACCAATGAGGCTGTTGGTAGATATTTAAAAGATTATGCTCCTTATGAAGAATCAAGACGTTTAATAAAAGTTTTAGCTGCGCCACGATCAAAATCTTTTCTTCAAAAGGCAAAGGGTTTAACTTTAGGAGATTTAGAATTTAGAATAGATAACAATATTAAAGGAGATAATTTATTTGCACCACCAAAACAAGTTACTGCAGAAACTAAAATAATGGAGATTGTAGATAGACACATTAAACAAGGTGGTAAAAAAATAAAATGGACCGTAAAACCAGAAATAACAAAGGGAGGTTATCCTAGTTTTGGTGAATCAAGATTTATATATAATGGTAAAGAATATGGAATGGGTGAATTAATTAACGAGGCTAGGGATGACCCTAATTTTAAAGAATTTTTTAAAGCTCAAAGAGACTATAAAACTTTAAATGATAAAATAGTTACACATCCTAAAACAGGAGAAAAAATTAGATTTGGTAATTTAATGAAAGAAGTTTATGGAGACTCTGTAGTTCCATATAATATTGATCATGTTAAATCTATTGTTGAGGAACCTTTTACAAGTTTAAGAATTTTACCTGCTAGGATAAATAAAGCTGCTGGTAATATTATTCAAATGGATGAAAAATTTATTACTAATCCAGAATTAAAAGGTAAATATACAAAACAAGGTAAAGAAGCACAATTAAAAAAAATTGGTTACAATTTTAATCAACCAGTTGAAGATTTAATTCAAGCAGAATTAAAATTAGCAGACGATGTATTAAATAAAGGAAGAGTATTAAGAAAACCAAATCAAATAGTAGAAAGTATAAGAAAAGGAGAAAACTATGTCCCTGATTTTTATTCAAAAACTGCAAAACCAGGTCCTGGTTTTGAAAGACAATTAGGTAGATTACAACCACCAGCGATTAAAAAACAAGTGGCATCATTAGGGGGTGGTAATTGTGGTCGAGGACTTAAAAATCAAGGCGGTAGAGTTGGTTTGCAAGA